CCCACCAATGCCTACCGAGATACCGCCTCTTCCACCACTGCCGCCCTTACCGGAACCAGACGAACCGCTGCCCGAGACTCCTCTTGCTAAATCCATACCACTCTGTCCCAGATTACCTGCAATACCACCAAACGACGGAGTTCTGCTGGAAGAACCACTGCCAACCGGTGACGTATTCACACCACTGCCACCGGCGCCGGTACGTCCGCTTCCACCTGTTTTTGCCGGCGTATAATACCCATTCCCTGTCACTCTATTAATCGGCATATCCCCTGCCTCCTCTCTTAAAACGAACTCACAGCTTTCGCCGTACCGTTATTAACTGCCCAATACCTGACCGGGCGGCTGTCCACATGGACGAAACTATTGTACCGGATGATCCCCCTGATCCCCAACTCCTGCGCATACCGTGCCACTTCCGCCGGCGTATGCCCTCTGACCACGATGTCAAAAGCCTGCCCCTTCATATGGTAGCTTGCTTTCGCCCCGCCGACCTTCCGGTTATAGGCTGGCGACCGGTACGCACTGTTGACCGTTACCGCCGTCCCGAAATGATCCCTGATTTTCTGCAGGTAACCCCGCACGAAATCCACGTCAACCAGAATCTTATCGCTGCCGTCCTTACAGGCAAATTCCTTTACCTTAAAATTCTTTGAAAGACTGATCTCACTGTCCTTCTGTCTGCTATACTCCAATACTCCCATATCTGTCAAGAACACCTCCCTCTCATTCTGCCTGCGCCGCACAAGGCCGTTCAGGACCCTGCCGTCTGCCTTGTTATACAGCAGGAACACATCTGCCGCGCCTATGTAGTCCCTGCGGTTCAGTTTCTCCAAAAGCGAAGATTTCTTAAGCGTGCCCGCGCCAAGGTTATATGTGAAACTAACCAGTGCGTCATGCATGTTCTGCGTAACAGGGACTGACACGTACCGGTTCACATACCCGTCAAATTTTGCAATATCCGCTTCCAGATACTGATCTGCCTGCGCCTGTGATACCGTGACACCCTGCTCCACACCGTAGTGCCCGTATCCGACAGTCCACATCTTCTCGCTGGGGTCTGCCTTGTATGCCGTCAGCCGGCAACCTTCGTACTTCTTGATCAGCGCGATCCCGTTCCCTGAAATCTTCATTCCTCTCACCCTTTCTTCAACGCCTGTGCAATCGTCTGGATCACCTTGTCATACCCCAGCATGGCGCACAGCCACGTGAACACGCCCATCAGCGCCAGATACACGCTTGTCAGCGCGTTGAACGGTATCCCTGCAATCACGTAATAGAGTGCCGTGCCGCCGCACCCTACCGTCAGGGCAATCACCAGTACGACCACATTGGTAATGTACCTGCACTTCACACTGTCAAGGAAACTCTTGACCCCCTCCGTAACCAGTGCCGTAACCGCCGCAAAGGCAACCAATAATGATAATGCTGCTTCTACTGTCATAACTCTTCTACCTCCCTTTCCTGATTGACATCTTTATATTTCCTGCAGTTCTCACGCTGCGATTTCCAGACAATGAACCCTGTATGTAACCCCAATTCCGCAAACGCACAGCTTACGGTCGTGCCCAGCACGGAAGCGTCCATGACCACATTCAGGTACCCGCTGAAAGTAATCACAACCAGACAGACCCAGGCATAGACCCATACCATGATAAAATTAAGATAATACAGCTTCATGTTCGTTCCCTGATCTTCCATTGATATCTTCATTTCCTGCCACCTTCCAGATCCGCGATCCGCTTGTTAGCGACTTTGATCTTCTCCTCCTGCAGCTCCGTGCGCTTCTCTAGCTCATAAGTCCGTTCGATCACACCGTTATGCTTGTCCACGTGCTTCGTCAGCTCTGTGAGCTGATACTTGATCATTCCGATCTCACTATGGATAGAGCTTGTCGATTCATTCTGCACCGCAATGATCTCTTCCAGATGGGCGGTAATATCCGCCTGCTGGCTCTCCTTCTCCGCCTCCCTTGCGTCCTCATCGCGCTTTCTCTGGAAATGGTTATTGATCAGGCACACCGCAAGCGTAGCCGTTACTGATATGACTGTTGTCACTATCGTAACCATATCTCTTCCCTCCCTTCTCCGATCACGTCTGCGGTGCCATCTGTTTAACGGTCAGGGCAAGTGCATCCAGTGCTGCCTTAAGACCACTTAACGAAACCCCATTCCCGTCTGTCACCTCTCCCGCAAACTGTGCATTTCCCTGCCAGTCCAAGGTATATATATTCTTCCTGTCAGTCTCGGACGTGCCGCCGCCCACAATATCCGCGTATCTGTTGTCGGTATCCTCGACGTTATATTTTCCCTGTACGTGTGAATAATCACCGCCTGCCAATGTTTTATTCCCTTCCGCATGGGAACCGTTACCACTCGCAGCACTTTGAATCCCTTCCGCATGCGATCCACTGCCGCTTGCAATATTTTGGATTCCTTCGGCGTGCGACCCGTTGCCACTTGCAACACTTTGTGTTCCTTCGGCATGCGAATTGCCGCCACCCGCTATTGTCTTGTAACCTTCTGCATGATCGGCCTGCCTCGTTGCCTCCGTTTCCACACCTTCCGAATGTGAGTAATTCCCCTTTGCTTTCGTCATGCTGCCTTCCGCATGAGATGCCATACCACCTGCTTCTGTCCCTGATCCCTCCGAGTGGCAGTATGCACCGGCTTTCGTTCTTGATCCCTCGGCATGGGAACAGATTTCCGTTGCCTCCGACAGGTATCCTTCCGCATGGGCATACTGTCCCAGCGCTTTCGTCTGGTAACCCTCTGCATGCCCCGCCTGCTTTGTTGCCACTGTGCTCTCGCCCTCAGCATGGGCTCCTGACCCGGAGGCTGTTGTTGTGTTGCCCTCGGCATGGGCACCGGTACTCGACGCCGTCGTGTCAGCGCCCTCCGCATGAGAAAACATTCCGGAAGCCTTCGTCCTTGCTCCCTCGGCATGGGCGCTGCTGCTTGACGCCACTGTTTTGCTTCCCTCAGCATGTGATGCGGATCCGGAAGCCGTTGCTCCGTCCCCTTCCGCGTGGGCGCCAGCGTTTGAAGCCGTCGTCCCGTATCCTTCCGCGTGAGAATGATAACTTGAAGCCGTCGTATTATTGCCCTCGGCATGAGCCGCCATGCCCAATGCCTTTGCACCTGTTCCTTCTGCATGGGAACTGGAACCGGAAGCTGTCAAATCAATTCCCATCGTCGAAGAATATTTTCCAACCGTTGAATCCGGTAATCTTCCCATATTGATCGATTCATCGTTATACAGTTCCCCGCTGGCGTCACCTGCCTCTTCCAGTATGCTGCTCTTCGTCTGCAGCACATTGATGACGGACTGCAGATTCGGGTCTGCCGTCATTCCTTCCGGAACTGTAACCCCGATACTCTCCGCCGCTGTCTCTGCTTCCAGTTCTTCCACCAGCGCATTAAACTTCGGAATGATCACGTCAATTGACAGTTCATCGAACTTCTGCTGCATATCCGAAGTCGGCAGCTTCGGTACTGCCGGCAGACCTGTCACACCCTTATCCTTTGTATCTTCTTTGGAAATACTGCTAAATGCCATATCTGTCACCCCTTATAATTTCCGTTCTCCACGAACTCCACCGCCAGATCAAAAAGCCCGAAAGGTTCATTCAACCCATCGTTCATCAAACGCAGCCGGAATTTATCCACTTTTTTCAGCCTCACCTTTACAGGGATCACCGTCGCCGTAGTATCCGTCCGGAAACTGAACTTGGAAAAATCAATATTTGGAAAAGACAAATACGAAGCCGCTGCTTCATCTTTCTTGATGAAATTCCAGATTCCCCTCTTCATGCCCCAGATCGACACCGATGTCGTAATAGCACTGTCCAGCCGCAGCGCAAGATATCTTGCCGTCTTGTTCTTATAAAACAGGTCCCCGTCTATATCCGGCGTTTCCCAGACCGCCTCGATTGGTTTACCGTCATCATTATAAGAATTCGGGTCATATTTATCCTTGGCAAACCTGCACACCCTTCCGTCCTGCGTTCCGAACCACAAGTGCCCGTCCTGCTCCCACATGGTATTCACCGGCATATTCGTCCGGTAGAACCCTACATACTGCCTTGTGGAATACGGTGATGACTTATCCGTCTGGACAGGTTGCAACCCGTCCAGTATATACGCCACGTTATTGAGACACAGCCAGTACATGTCCTTATATACGAATCCGAATGCTCCCGATAGGTTCTTCTCCTCCAGCAGTTTGCCATTTAAAAAGAAACTTCTGTTCTGCGCATATTTCTCGCCTGTAATATCCTGCGCCGTCACCGCATAGATTCCGGATTCTGTAAGAAAAAGCGGTTCCGTAGCCATATAGGCGAACGAATCCTTCGCAACTGCCCCGGCTCCCTGCAGTGTGTTTACAATGCGAAAGGAAGGTACGTTCTCTTCCAGATCCCCCTGCCGCAGGATAATGTTCTGATCCTTCTCATGGCTGTCCTTATGCGTCGCAAGGTAATTCGAAATAATCGAATAACCTATGATCGCACTCCGGTCACTGCCCAGCACTGAATAGGAAGTATCCGCAAAATACGTAGGGTCGTACTGCGCCGAGAACCAGTCATAATTCCTGTATTCCGGATTGCCGCTGAGAAACAGCCTGTCCAGTGCACCGTTCACACCGTATAGCGCCCCGATCCTGCAGTGGTTAATCCGCTCCGCATACCCTTCGACTGTCCTGTATGCCGTAATCTTCACATTGTCCTCGCCCGTCATCGGACTCTTGCCCGGCGCCGTGACAAACGTTATAATCCCAGTCTCACGGTCAACCGTGAAGTCCGTGTCCTCCGTCTTTTCCTCAAAATCCCCT